TAATCTGATTGAGCGAAAGCGCCTGCAGCGGTCGCGCCGGATCATTGATAAACGCCCGTTGCGTCTTGGCTGTGTACGCCGCTGCCCACTCAAAGCACGGCGACGGCGACGCAACCTCGAAGCTCAGGACGGACTCGACGCCGCTGTTCATCGTATCGCCGAACATCAGCAGGCCCGCGTAGGTGCCGCGCTTTGCCGAAATGACATGACCGAACAATTCGCGTTGCCATCCCCACCGCCCCTGATCGGTGAAACCGTATTCCTGATCCCACACGAACAACGAATTGGTGTCGGTGTATGGCATCGCGACATATTCAAACGGTTCTTCACCCAAATTGGTGATTGCCGTGTCGAATACCGGCGATCCGGAACCTCCGGTAAGCACACCATTTGTCGGCAACGTGATGCCGAGACCGACCGGCGTCTGCTCACCGCCGACGCTGCCATAGTAATTCGTGATGACGGTGATCTCATTGGCGTTGATGCTCTTGAACACCGAAGTCAGCGTGACCGTGTCAGTTGCTGCAGCCGCTGTGACCGGCAAGTCGGTGTCAGCGTTGATCGCATCCGCGATGTTTGAGGCAATCACGTCCGCTGTTTCGGTCGTAAGCACATTCACCGGGATATAATCGCCAGCGATGTAAAGATGGATTGTGCCAGCCGCAGTGGGCGGTGCGGTGACCACAATGGTGCCGGTCGCAGCAGCTGCGTCTAACGGCTCGGCCATCGGCAGGCCCCACACTTCATTCGCAAAGTTGTTGGCGAAAAATGCCTTGAACATCCGCGAAAGTTCGGAGCCCTCGCCGAATTGCGCATCGGCCTGCGCCTGACTTCCAATTGGCACGGCAATGTCATGAATTGCAGTGCCGCTTGCTGTCATGACGCCGACCAGCAATGCACGCAGATTGATTGTCGGCAGGCCAGCCATCGACGGATCGACTTCGACCCAATACAGCGGGATTTTGATATTTGCCGGGATATTGGCAAAGCTGATCGGCATGATTGCTTCTCCTTAAAATGAAAACGCCGCCCGGTTAGGCGGCGTTGTTGTCCTCATGTTTGCGATGAGATCGCTTGTCGGGCGGCTCTTTTTGCGCTTGCGCCTGTTCAACCTTGATGTCGCCATCGGCGATGCGCCGATGTGTAAAACGATCATCGGGCCAATCCACAGCCCCACTCGCCGGGAAACCGCCAGCGCGCGGATGCCTCAACAACCGTCGCATATCGTCATTGGCTGGTGTCACGCGAATAATCCGCGCCGCCTGTTGCTTGTTGGCTTCCTGCATTTTCGCCATGCGTTCATTGAAACGCAGCCCACGCAGCGATGCTTTGCTAACGGCCATTGGTCCTTCTCCTCTGTTTGAAGTCCCGCTTCGCTGCGAAGCTTGACGGGTCGAATTGATAGACGCGATGAAGTTGCTGGCGCTGATCCATCTCTTCCTGCGTCTCACCGGGTTTGATGCCGGTATCGAGATGAATGCTGGTCAAATCGTCGAACGGTCCCGGCTGTTCATAGCTGCGATGCTTCACGGTGATGTCGTATTGCAGCTCACCAACCGGTGTCTGATTGTTCATCGACGTGTTGCCCCACACATAGCGCCGCATGCCACGCTCGATGCTTTCAAATCGAACGTTGTCGGGGTTCTCGATCTCGGTATCTGGATTGTAGGTATCGAGCACGTTGTTGATGTACGGGTCGCCCCACAGCCGCAACTCAATGTACCGGAAGATGGCGTCAAGCTTTTCCTCGCAAGCATCCTGATCGTTGTTGACGATCATCACCGAGAAACCGATGCGCGGACTGTGAATGAAACGAATATTGCCAGCGTTGCCGTCACCATCAGGCAGCATCGGTTCATCGATGATGTAGACACCAAGAAACGGAAGCAGATCATGCTGGATCGCGAGCATCTTGTTCTTGCGGCAAGTGTAGTCAGCAAAGAACGGATCATTCGCCAATGCATCGAAGAACACGTTGCGGATGATGTGCGTATAACTCTGCGTGTCGGAAATACCCATCACATCAACGTTTCGTATTTCTGGATGGTGAGCATCGTCTGACCGCCGCCATTGCTCGACGCATTGGTGATCACCCACTCGCCGCTCGGCACGCCGTTGGCATCAAACGGAATGATGATGTGATCGTTCTGCGCTGGCAGCACGGCGAACTCGCTCTCTCTGATGTCAAAGATGGTGCGCTGATCGGCATAGATCGAACCGTCGAGTGCTTGCACGTCGGTCGAATACGTGCCGAAGATGCCGCGTCCATCGTAACTTCCAGCACCCGGCTGCGATTTAATCGGCAAGAACGTGCAGTTGATCGCCCAAAAATCGAAGATCGATGCCTGCAGCAACACGTCGATGTTTATGGCCATTTCATCGCCTCGGTGACGATCTTGCTCATGCGGTCGATCAGCTTGAGAAACAGCTCATTGCGCAGAATGGATCGCATCGACGCTGGCTGACGACCCATGCCTTTAGGTCGCGCCAACGTCGGACCTTTCTTGACGACAGGACGCTTCGGACGACGAAAACCCGGCTCCTGCTCCAATCGCGAGCGCGGCCAGATTTCCGTCGTTGCCTCGATGGACTGGTTGGTTTCGTCGGTCTTGATATTCGGATATTGACGGCGCATATCGATGCGCTGCCATTCGACCAACTGCTCGGCTACCTGATGCTTGCGAAGTTCTTCGAGCTGCCGATTATACGTCTCGAATTTTTTGGTAAGGTTCTCGATGCCTTCCCACTTGATCTCAAACATAATACCGCATGTAAGCCGATAGCAGCGTGTCCATCTCGCTCGCCATCGCTATCGGACCAGCGCCACCCATCTTCGCGACTGCTTGGTTCACGTCGAAGAACTGCACACGTGACTCACGATGCGAAATCGAGCGAACGCCAGAAGTCAACGAACGCGATTGCCAGATGCGCGCACTATTGACGATCAACGCAAGCGCTTGTTTGAGCGCTGGCGGTGCATCATCCGGCAAATCATAACCGCCCGTATAAGTGACGCGGATCGGCTCGCTCCACGTCGCATCGAAGAACTGGAGCTTGCCGCAAGCGTTGTCGAGTTCATACCCGGCATCAATCGTCGTGCCGTCCGGTGCAGTGATTGACTCAATGTCGGCGTCTGCGACCGGATAATGCGTAAGAAACACGCGACCGTTGTCCGTATCGAACGGCTTCGTATCACCGCGCCAAGTCTCGATCACCTTTTCCTTCGCGAACACGCGATGACAGCGCGTGGCGATCACGTCGGAATATTGCGTGATCCACATCGCCAGAAGTTCATCTTCAGCAGTGTTGCTCGGTGCAATGCCGAGCATCAGCTTAATCTCATCAAGGGTCGCGAGATCATAGCTGTCTGCAGGCTCCAACACCTTGACAGTGATGTCAGCCATTACTCTCCCCGTGATACTGTTCGAAGAAGCCACGACAATTCAGCTGCACTTCACTGCCGTCCGACATGATCAGTTTCATGGTGTAATTGGCGCTATCAACTTCGCCGCGCACGAGACTTGCTCCGGACATGCCGCGCGGACCTTGTTCACCGCGCTCGCCCTTCGGTCCCGGCTTTCCAGCACGACCCGCCGACGCAATCAGCTGCCAGCCATCACCGGGACATTCGCCGGGATCATCACAGCGCGCGATGAATGCCGAACCGTTCAACGCCACGATGTTCAGCGCATTGTAGTGCTGAGCCACATCAAAAGTACCGCGCACGACAGGAGAAACAGCGGCACGGCCAGCAGCAGCCACGCACAACCAGTCCCGGTGTGGCGGCTTTTGTGCCGTGTCCTTTTGCGCCTGCCATGTTGCGCCGTCGCAGGTAACAACGTCGCCGTGATAGCAAATCTCATCGGCGACCCATTCACGAACCATGGGAAGCTCACCGGGGTCGCCTTTCTCACCACGTTCTCCTTGTTGGCCCTTTTCGCCGCGCTCACCCTGCAATCCCGGCTCCCCCTGCGGACCCGCTTCACCATCTTCACCGGCCATGCCGTACTCGCCCTGCGGACCTTGCTCGCCCTGCAGACCACGCTCACCCGGTTCACCGCGTTCGCCTTGCGAGCCTTGTTCGCCAGCGTCGCCTTTCTCACCGGGCCTGCCTTGCTTGCCGTCCCGGCCGCGCGATCCCGGCTGGCCCTGTTCGCCGCGCTCACCGCGCAACCCGACCAAACCACGCGGACCACGAAGCCCTACCGGCCCCACCAAGCCACGTTCACCGCGTTCGCCACGTTCGCCAGCCACGCCCTCCGAACCACGCACCCCGGCTTCGCCACACTCGCCGACAGGACCCTGATCGCCGACGATGCCTTTCTCGCCGCGCTCACCCTGCGGTCCAGCTGGTCCCGGCTCCCCATCCTTGAGTTCACCCAAACGGGACTGAATACGCGTCTCAAGGGTCGCGACCTTCGCTTCCAACTGGCTCACAATGGCAGCACTCTGCGCAGCCATGAGCTTGGTGTGCTCCTCCCATTGGCGCTGCTGCTTCTCCAGCACCTCGGCAAGACAGACACGCCAAGCATTAAGGAGTAAGTCGCCGCCTTCCGATGCGCTCGGTGAGTGCGAATAGGTTTCGGACTTCTCGATCAAGGTCATCGCGATTGCCTTTTTCGGGCGGGAGCGGCGCAGCCGGTGCTGCAGATGGTGGAGCTTGCGGCGCTGGCGCTGCCGGAATTGCGCCAGCCGCACTCAGCGGCACGACTTGTTGCTGCACGCGCGGCTCATCACCGAATTTGGCGTCTGGAAGCCCCTCATAATTGCGGGCTTCATTAGGTGCATAGATGCCACCCTGTACGCCGCGCGCCAGCGCTTCGATGCGGTCCTTCATTGCCGACCGCAGCAAAGCTGCCGTATCAAATTCGACATACTCGTCAGGCTGGCCCTTCAACAAAAACAGCACACCGAGCGCTTCCTCGATATGGTTCAAACAAAAACCAAGACCCGACGCGATCCAGCTCTGCATCAAGAGTTCGGTCGAACCATAAGCCGAGCCGCCAAGTCCGAGAATTTGCAACGGAATGCGAAAGGCGAGCGCGATGTGCTCATTCGAAAGCTTCATAATCTCTGCAGTCGCAGCATCCTTACCGCCGACAGCCCATGGCTGCACCTTCAATCCTGCGGTGAGGATCGGCGTTCCGCCTTGATGCAATCCCTTGGCCTGATCATTCCATCGATCCCGCAGCGCCTGCGTCTGATCCTTGTCGAGCACAAGATCGGTCGACAGCACCGCCGATGGTCGCGCCTCATTCATGTAGAACGATGCTTGCTGATTGGCGATGGCGTTGCCGACGCCGATATCGCTGTAAGCCGCGACGATAGGACTTTCACCGACCAGCGGCACGGGATAGCGCTGCTTCATCGTGTGCAGCTTAATATGCAACACGTCACGCTGCGGCACGAGCAGCGTCTCTTCATTCATACGTTTGTTGATAACGTCGTTGCCGTAAAGCTGATAAAAAATTTCGCCAGTTGAAGCGAGCAGCGGACGCGACAGCTCCGCTTTCATCAGATGCATTTCGTCAATTTCGAAACGATCATTGCGCAAACAGAGCGCATAAGAATTGCCAGTGAGATACAGCGAACGCACCGAGTTAAGCAAAAAATCGCTGATCGTCTGATAATCGTTTGGATAACGAAGCAGGCGAGCGAGTGCGGAGTTCTTCACCCGCTCTCGCCCACCATTTCCTTTGAGCCGCCAGTGATCACCGGGACACATGGCGACGGTTTGCGCATAGGCCGATACGCAAGCCTCGACCATCGCCGACTGTGACGACAGGCCGATAGGATCGTAACCGAGTTGCCACCAGTTAGAAAACTTGCCGACATCCTGCGGCAACCAACCACCCGTGATCGGCAAATACCATGGGCCAGCACGATATTCACCTTCGGCCTTTCCAATCAGCCGAGAGATACGGGACAGCCAGTTTGCCACTTGTCACTCGCTGCGCGGGTGCGACTGCCGGGTCTGGTAGGTCTGCGGCTTTTGGTGCGGTTTTTCAGCTTCGAGATTTTTGGTCGCATACGGATCGGGCGCACTGCCATCGTCTTCATGCTCAAGAATGTGACCGCCAAGCGCGACGATATCATTCTCTTCCTGCGTCGGTGTCGGCTTGCCCTTCGTGCGCTCCGCAAAGTCGGCACGCGACTTTTCGGAAGCCTTCTGCTCCTCGACATGCAGCTTTTTCGCATTCTCCGTCGCGGGATCGTCAGCCATTTTTGTGCTCATGGAAATATCTCCTCATTAGAGATGAATGTGCGCTGCTAGACGCAGCGCACAGTTTTTGTCACCAGTTGACGCCTTGCACCCAAGAGACGGTGCCAGCACGGCGCTGCAGCCAGTTCAGCGGCATCACCATTCGCAACGCGAGCGAGTCAGTCTGGAACAGCGACCGTTGCGGAGAAGCAACCGTTCCCGGCGAACCAGT